TATATCATTGGCGAAAATTTTTATTCTCTTCCTGTAGACTCTAATTATAATTCAAACCTCGACCAAACAAATATCTCTAGAAATGTTGAAAGATTATTCACGCCTGGTCTATCATCTAATGGTGGTGGTTTTAACGGTGTCGTACAAGATCTAGAGTCTGGTAGTATTGATAGTGTTGAAGTAGTAGAATCGACAGGAGCATTTTCTGTAGGGTCTCAATTAGTATTTGATAATACTGGAACAGAAGGTAACAATGCAGAAGCATCTGTATCATCTATTAATGGAAAAACTGTTTCTAGTTTAGAAAGTTTTGAAAACAAAGCAGCAAAATTAACAATTACTATTCCTTCTTATGTGTTTGAAAATGACAAATTGAGGCAACCTTCTTCTGGTGCGTTTGGAACTATCGTTGGCACTATTAGAAATGATAATACAATTTTAGTTAAAGATGTTAATGGTCAATTTAATAATACTGCAGCATTTGCAACTGATATTAAAGTTTTAAGATTAACCCTTGACAAACCATCATCATACAACCAAGGTTCTATTATATCACTAACTGATGGTATTGTGACTACCAATGCATCTGGTGAAGTTTTAGAAAGTATATCTGATGGAAATACAGTTCTTGTTAAAGTATTAAGTGGAACATTCCAAACACAAGATGTTTTAGATAATTTCCTCAAGAGTGATAATTTATCAGATACTTCTGGTTCTAAAATTGACAATATTGATTATCTAAGCGATGGATTGATTCCATTTGATATTGATGACAATATCGGACTAATCACAACAACAGAAGATCACAATCTTGGAGTTGGTGATAATATTAATGTTTCTGTTAATCCAAATGATGCTTCTAAGACTAGAACTTATTATGTCAGAAAAAGAATTTATCAGGAAATTGAGTTACAAACTCCAGTATATGACACCAATGTAGACTACGATGGATTGGGTAGACTTCTAATTGTAAATGCTGGTCTACTATATCCAGTTGGAACATATACTAATGTTCCCATAAGTGGTGGTAGTGGTAGTGATGGAAAAGCAATTATTGTTGTTAGTCCACTAAATTCAGGAGATGCTACTGGTTATGTCTCTAGTGTACAACTTCAAAATGGTGGTTCTGGTTATAAGAGAGGAGATATTCTCTCTGTTGAAGATTCCGACTTAAACAGATCTACAGGATCTTCTACTCAAAGAGTAAAGTTTTTTGTTGATCATGTTGGTGTATCTAATGAAGCAACAACCATTGATGTTGTCAGTGCTGCTGATTATGCAAATAATGATCTTCTTCTAATTAATGACGAAATTGTAAAAGTTGTATCTATTATCAACAACCAGGTTGGTAATGATACTTTATCTGTAGAACGAGCACAAGAAGGAACAATTGCAGTAGATCATTATGACAATGCTCCTGTATCACTTTACAATGCAGGATACAATTTAAGTAGCACCTATACAGTAAATGGTAGTGAAACTATCATCTATGATAGAAGTACACAAAAACTATTAGTAATCTATCCTTCTTCACAATCATTAAGTTCTTTACAACCAATTACAACACAAACAAGTTTCTTTGATGAAAGCACTCCAAAGAAATTTGTAAAAGTTGTTAATGCTACAACACCAGAAAATAGATTTGAATTTAAGTTAGATCCATCAATGAGTATCTTTGGCACAGATGCTCCAAATCCGTTTGTGTCTGAATGGACTGTTAATCCAATTATTGAAGTACAAGAAGGATATCGTTATCTGTTTGATACTTCAGATTCATCTTTGACTGGTTCTCATTTAGACTTTAGTCCTAGTGGCAATTATAACATAATTGCAATTGAAAAGAAAGAGTCTACAGTTTCACAAGGTAATGCTGGATCTTTTGTTGACATGAAATTTGGATTTGGTTCTAGAATCTCAACAAACACATATACAGAAACCAAGCAATCAAATTTCTCAAATTATTTTTATTTTGATAGAAATGGAAACATTGCAAATAATGGTTCGTATTTGAGAGTTACAAGAGATCCTCTTTCTGGACCTAACATTGTAAATTTTGTATCACCAAAATCATTCTCATATTCTTTATCGTCACATCCACAGTGGGATGGATCAGGAACTATTAGTTACACAACTGATGGACAGTTTGCTGTTGGGTCTATTGATAAAGTATCAGTTCAGAATATTGGAGCAAACTATAAAAAAGTTCCAATCGTTCTTGGTGCATATCCGAGCACCAAAAAAGTTGCAAGTGCAACAGTAAATTTTGACAGTACATTTAAAACCATCACAAGTGTCACAGTTGATAATACTGGAGACCATTATCAAAATCCAAAAGTTGTCATCTTAGAGGGTGATGGTAAGAATGCTGAGTTTGGCATTACATCTAGAGATGGAAAAATTTTAGATATAATTGTAAAAAATCCTGGAAAAGGATATACGAAAGCACCCATTATTACAATAGTCGAATCTGACATAAAACTATTTGTAAGGGGTAGTAGAGTTGGTCTACCTAAGAATATAAAAATCGTTAAAAATGGAAGTTCTTTCCATAATGATAAAACTATTATTCCTGAGTATACTGGCAGTTATGTTTTAGCAGTAAAAGATTACACAAGTAACTTTCTTAAAGGAGAAAGTATAACACAAACAGTTAATGGTCAAGAAGTATTCTCTGCTATTGTTAGTGAATGGAGAGAAGGTTCAAATCTTCTTAAAATTTCAAACATTAATGGCAAACTTAGAAATGGTGTTTCTTTAGTAAGCAAGATTTCTAAGCAAACAGTAAACTTCCATCAAACATTCGTAACTCCATTTACTGTAGATGTAAAACCATATTCTGATAATACTGGAAGTTTCATTTCAGATAAAGGTAGAATTGGTAATGCAAATCAAAGAATCACGGATTCTTTCTTTTATCAAGATTACTCTTATGTTGTTAAGTCTAGATCTGCTATTGATGCATGGAGAGACTTAGTTAAAGAAACAACACACCCTGCAGGATTTAAATTATTTGGTGAAGTAATTATTGATCCTAAAATTGAGGCACCTAATGGTATTGAGATGCCTGCAGAAATGCCAAATGCAAATCATTTCTCTATCATTGAATTATGGGATCCAACAAAAAATAAAATTACTGTTGAGAGCACGAAGAGAACATTAACACAAACTATCATATCGACAGAAGATTATCGTTCTATTAGAGGTCCTGGTTCTGTTGATGTAAACGAGTTTGATTTACAAACATTAAGAGCAAGAGAATTATCCTTAGTTCAAGATGCAATTGATCCAAGTCCTTTCGATGGAACATTTAATGCTGATGGTCAGTTAGTAGGCACAAAAACATTTACATTATATAATAGTGGAACACCATACTCACCATATAGCACAGAAAATGTAATTGTAACATTAGATGGTGTTATTCAAGAACCAGGAGTTTCATTTACTATTTCAGGAAATCAAATTACTTTTGCAGCACCGCCATTAGGAGCAGATGTTGTAAATGGACAAGAAACTCCTGCACAAAAAGTTTTAATTAGAAATGTAGAATTTAAAGATAATGTTTACAACGAAAAACATTTTAGAAAAATTAGAAACTTTTATCAAAGAGAAGGAACTTGGATTGATGCTGCTAACCAAATTGATTTAAATACTGATTTCATGGTTTCCGAAACTATCGGATATTTTGAAAACAAGTATGGTTATGCAATTCAAGATGGGTCTATTCCATGGACTGCTATCGAGCAGAAGTTCACCGCAGACATGAGAAGATATTGTGATGCTTTACAACATGATTTAAGATTTGGTGGTAATATTAAATCTAAAGATTTTTCTGACTTATTTAAAACTAAGTATAATGGACAAAAAACAGAATTTAACGATGCATTGCAATATCTTGTTAGGTTGTCAAAGTTAGCGACAAGAAACTGGGATTGGATTGCAGTAGATGTTTCATATACTGCGGGCAGTGATATTATCACAATTAAAAATACAGATAATGTTATACTTGGTGCATATGTAAGTTCTGGTGATGCATTCCCATTAAGTTCTGGTATTAGAGTAACAGAAATTATTTCTGATACTCAAGTAAGAGTATCTGGACAAGCGTTGGCAACTAGCGCCACGGCACCAGCTGGTGCTGCTGGTCCTGGTATCACTTATTTGAGTGGCACACAATCTGGTGGCACCACAACTCTGCCTACAGCAACTGGTGCTGTTACTTCACCAAATTCTTATACTATTCCTCCTGGTTCAACATTAGCAGTACCACAAATTTTTAGTGGTCTCAATCAAGTAACATTCTCACTAAGTGGAATTAATAATGGAACATATTATGATGCATCAAATCTAATTGAGAAGAACAAAGGTTATATTCTCGATTATGTTACTGGATGGGCTGCTGCAAACCATCCATCTAAAACTGTCTACCCTAAGGAAGTCAATCTTTTAGTAGATAACATCGTTTTCCATCTTCGTTTTGGTGGTAATCGAAAACTAGTAGAACAGGCAGAAAGATTATTTGTTACTTCTGGAACATTTGCTATCGATCAAGCAAAGTTAATTCTGACTGATTTGTGTGTTAAGGCAATGCGTCAAATCTTGCCTGGAACAACACCGTTCACAAATATTCAACCATTTACAGATTCTGAAGTTATTACGGATTCTCAAACTCCACTATGTGCAGAAGTAGAATCTACGCTGAATACTTATTATGAAATTACAGAAGAAATTTTAGAAATTGGTCCCAATGTTATTGATCCTACACAAGTAAATCCACCTAAGACTGGTTACTTTGCTACTAGTCAAAGTGTTTATACAAACTATAACATATTACCAGATGTAGAACTAGTTAATAAAGAATGTGAAGATGTAGTTTCTGCTTTAACTGTTTATGCAGGCATCATGAAAGATGCTATGATCAATGGAATAGTTACACCTCCAACTCTACCTGATTTTATTGATGGTGAAACTACAGACTTTGAACTGTATTGGGATGATGATGGTTCTGCTGTGTCTCTAACTGAGACAGATGAGACATTATTAGTTGCTCTGAACGGTGTTATCCAAAGAACAAAGCATACTGCAAATGAACCAGCATTTGATTCTTACTTTGTAGATACATCTGTAGTACCAAACATAATTAAGTTCAGTACTCCTCCTATCTGGGACCAAGATCTAGGTGCTAGAACTATTCTAGAACCAACACAAGTAGAAAAATTCTTTGCAGTCAATGTTGGTAATCAGAAACGATATACTATCGATACTGCTAATATTGATGGCGAAACTGAAGGACCACATCAAATTGTTAGTATTGCAGAAGATACTATTCTCAATATTGATGATGAAAGATTCTTATTAGTAATCTTAAATGGTGTTATTCAAAAGCGTGGTATTGCAAATAGTGGTTCTTATGATGTAGTTGGTTCTGTAATTACTTTTGCAACACCAATAAGAATAGAAGATGTTGTTGACATTCGTCTTTTCTATGGTAGAGATATCGAACCAACCGTAAATATTCACAATTTTGTTGTTAATGGATATTTGTATCCAAAACAAATTACAATTGTAGGTACAGATGCTGGTAGTAATTTCAATAATTTTGTCGTTAATAGTGATTATGCACTAACAACATATGAAAATTTCTATCTATATCAAGAAGATTCAAGTAATGTTTATCCTATAGGTAAAGTATACGATTGGGAAATTGTAAATGCAAATACTTTAATACTAAGAGTATACACCAATACTGTGGATTTTGATCCTAGTAGAGCACTCTATGCAAAAACTTTAGGAGCATTTGAATCAGTATTACATACATTTGATCCAAGTGTTACTATTAGTATTTCTTCTCTTGATTCTCAACTTGTAAAAATTGACAGATCTTATTTCAAAGGAGATATAAGAAAATCAAATGATCTAGTACAGAGGAAAGGATTCTTTGGATTAAATCCTGGAGATAAAATTAAAGTGGATGGAGAATCTACTTACAGAACTATCAAGTCCACACCAGGAAAAGTAGATACTAAAGATTATAGAAGCAACTCAGATGCTGCTAACTCCATATATGGTTCTTTTGGAATTACTAGATATAATGAAACCACTTTTGGTGAAGGATTAAGTGTTGAGTCAGAAATTGCTAATGGTTCCGTTAGTAAACTTATTTGGAATGAAAGACAAGTAAGAGAAGATGTTCAAAATATTTCTTCTCATACTATTACAAATGCAACATACGATCCAGCAACAGGAATATTTGTAGGAACTATTCCCAATCATGGATTTTTATCACAGCAATTTCTTAAATTTAAGAACAATTCTGTAGTATTTACATGTGATTTAGACAATAATGCTACGGAAAAATCTTACCCCAGAGAAGGTTCTGATCCGTTTGCTAATACATGGATTCTTATTGAGTCTGTTACTACAAATACATTTACTATCAATGTTGGTATTTCTAGCGATACCAGTGCTCATACTTTTGTAACATCTACTCCTGGTGGATTACTCAGGGGAACTGAAATTCTTTATAGATTTTTCAGACCCACTGCATACAACTATTATATCCCACCAAATATTGAGTTTATTCCTAAAAACTCTAATGGTGGTGGTGCTAGAGCAAGAGTTGTTACAAGCAAAGGAGAAATTATTGGTGTACAACTATTATCAGGAGGATCTGGATACACAGAAGCACCTATTGTTGTTGTAACACGCAAATATAATGTTATCAAGCAAGATGATATTAAAGTATCTCTTGTAAAATTAAATGTACAATCGATTGTAAGTCAGTCACTGACAATCAGTAGCTTTATCTCTGCAATTGAACTACCACCACCAGAACAAGCACTTATTTCTACTATTGTTCTGAGATCTCCATCTAGTTCATCTGATATCCTGGAAATGGATATTGAGCCAGATCCAATTGTCGATGGAAATGCAATGCCAGAGGGTGAAACTCAACCTGGCATGGGTAATATTGCATACATCGAACCAGATCCAGTCATCGATGCATTGAATCTCAGAGATTCTGATAGAGATATTATTAGAATCGTTGCTGTAAGAGCAGAAGACATTGTATCATTTAGTGCTTTACAGACTAATAGAGTTGCAACAGCAATTGTACAACTTGAAGTTGATAACTCTAGAATTACATCTACTAATTCTTCTACTGCTCCTGGTGGATATCTACAAGCACCTGCCAATATTGGTGACAGTATTGTTTATATTAGCAATACTGGTAGATTCTCAACTAACGGAAAACTACTTGTCGGTAATGAAGTTGTTCGTTATCTTAGAAAGACTGAGGACAGATTCCTTAGTGTCACAAGAGGACTTGATAATACACTTGAAAGTAGTTGGCCTGCAGGAACATTTGTTCGCGAAATTGATGATTATGTAAGCGTTGCATTTGGTGGTGTTCAATCCTTCGTCAGTGAGACCAGTGTTCTATCTGGTGTTACATCAGGCAGATCAGAAAGACTAACTCAATCCCAATCACAGTCTATAATTGCATCTTCGTCTACTGTATCACTACAAAAAACAGCAATTATTCAAGTTGAGAGTGGCATCATTTCTATTTCTGATGTCAAGTTCTTCAGACAAACACAGACTACTTCCGAGAGTTCTGAACCAACTACAATTCAATCGGTAAGTATTGCCGCGTTGAATCAAGTACAAGTAGAAACTAATTCTGTTATCTTGGGTAGTGCAATTAGAGAACTTCTTTTCTTTACACCTCCTGGTGGTTTTGTAGATTACTTCCAAGAATCAATCTTCTTTACTAATCCTGTCCCAACTAGATTAAATGGAGATGTCACTCTTGTAACTAGAAATGTTACTTTAAGAGACGGATCTTTTATTGAAATTAGAAATATTCGCGAAGACGAACAAGCAAATTATATTGGTAATTACAATATCGGAAACCTCGGTGCAAACATTTCTAGTTGGAATTATGTTTCCAAGGATGAGGGTGTAATACCTTCCAGTGGAGTGAGTATTGGGGAATTTGAAAGACTATTTGCTAGTATGACTATAAAAGATTTTGAATTGAGAGGATACTCTAACTACACTCTAACGGGTGATAAGTTCTCCCTTGGTATTCCAACTACAAATAATCCAGTTACTATTACATCTTCTACTGGTACGATTGGAGCAGTTATCGTAGTTCAGAATACAACATACTTCCCAAGCGCGGGATATTTGTTTACCAGTGGTGGATCTGTCATTCAATACACGGACAAGACTGCTACTGAGTTTACTGGTTGTACTTTGTATAGCGGTCTAAATAATATCTCTAATGGTGAGGAAATTATTCCTTTTACAATCTCGTAAATAATTGCATAAATATAAATAACTCAGGCACAATAAAATCGGAACAGAAAACCAATGGCTGCTATTATCTCAGATAAATTTAGAATTTTTAATGCGAAGCAATTCTTAGAATCGCTTAGTGAAGGCGCAAACGATAATAGCGCCGATCGCACCAGACTTTACTTTTTCGTAGGTCGTCCTCAGGCATGGAATGTCTATGTAGAATCATTTTCTACAGCAGGTGGATCACTTACAGTAGGCAACGAACTCTATGCTGGTGCTAACTACGGCACTGCTACCTGGAGAGCAACTATTCAAGCGGTATACTCAAATTCAGTTCTCCTTAGTGGAGTCTTTGGATCTAGCGGAACTGCTTCTGCTCCTGCTCTAGGAAGCACACTAAAAGAATATGATGGTTCTGCTGATACAGGTGTTACCACAAAATCGGGTGTTTATCGTTACGCTACGGAAGATGCACCCCCACTTCCACTAGACAACCAGACAGAAAAGTTTTCTGTCTATGATGATATTATTGCAGCTAAAAGAGTTACATCTGCAAATGCACGCGCAGTTATCCGTCGTTATAACTGGGATACAGTTGCAAATCCTAAGTATGACATGTGGAAACCTGATTACTCTGCTACTCCAGGTGGCGGTGGTCAAGTCGGTAAGCAAACTGCTTTAGGATTTGATGCTATTGGTGATGCCAAGTATTATGTAATGAACTCTTCATATGAAGTGTTTAAGTGTTTATATAACGGACAAAATATTGCCAACCCAACTGGACAGAATGGAACTGTAGAACCAAATACATCTGCCGCTGGATATGATTCTGGAACTGGAATCTTTACCGAACCATCTGGTGCAGGTTATGTTTGGAAGTATATGTTCACACTTCCTACAGATGATGTCCTGAAGTTCCTTTCTTCAGACTTCATGCCAATTACTCTTCCTACAGAGTCTACTAGAACTGCTACTGCTGCATTAGCAGTTGCTGGTTCTATTGATGTTGCTCTAGTAGAAGATGCTGGTAGTAACATGCCTGCTTCTCAAACTCTATTCACCTCAATTAAAGGTGATGGAACAGGTGGTGTTTTACAAATTACCACAACTGCTGGTGGCGCAATTGATACCGTAAGCGTTGCAGCTCGTGGATCTGGTTACACTTATGCCAACATTGCTGTTGGAAATGGTAATCTGTTTAGTGATCAAGGTTTGACTAGTGCAGTTGGTTCTGCTGGTGCAATCGCTTCTGTAGAAGTAGTCCTTCCCCCTAAAGGTGGTCACGGTGCAGATGCTGACTTAGAACTTAATGCTAAGCGTATTATGACGAATATTCGTCTAACCTATGCTGAAGGTTCGGGTGACTTCCCTGTAGATAACGATTTCCGTAGAATTGGTCTTGTTACAGATCCTTACAACTATGGAACTACTACAGAAGCAACTGATTCTACTCTAAACGGTTTGTTTGCTGTTAAGATTACTGGATCAACTGCCGATTACATCGTTGACGAAGCAATCAGTCAAATTCGTGGTGATGGTAATATCGCTAAAGGTCAAGTTGTATCTTGGACTTTAGATAGTGGATCATCTACTGATGGTATTCTTAAGTATTACCAGTCTCCTGATCAGCATCTTCATGAAGGTCAAGTATATCCATTTGAAGCAAATGGTTCTGTAGATGTTACTGGTGCTTCTTCTGCTGCTGATGGTAATGTAGATACTACATACAATGGTTCTTTAGAAGGCGTTCCTTTAACCAATGGACTTGGTACTCCACAAATTGCTAACAATTCTGGAGACATCATTTATATTGAGAACCGTCGTCTTATCACTCGTGCTCCTGACCAAATTGAAGATATTAAACTTGTAATTGAGTTCTGATACTTGTATTACTTCGCTAAATACTTTAACGAAGATGTTAGTATTACTGGCGGAGTACGATGCCACAAAAGACCAACCTGAATGTATCTCCTTACTACGAGGATTTTGACGACAATAAGAATTTTTATAAAATTCTATTTCGTCCAGGATACTCGATTCAAGGAAGAGAACTAACCCAAGTTCAATCAATCCTACAAAACCAAATTGAAAGTTTCGGTAAGAATACTTTCAAACAAGGTGAGTTGGTTGTCCCTGGAGAGGTTGGTCTCAACAACAGATTAGATTACGTAAAACTGTCCTCTGTTTCCGAAGTAGCGGTAAACGAGGACGGTTCTGTTGTATTCAGAAAGTACGATATTTCACAGATTGTCGGTAGACAACTTAAAGGATTAACTTCTGGAGTCATTGCTAATTTAGTAGCAATTCAGAAATCTACTACAACTAGTGCAGATACTCTATTTGTTAATTACCTTTCTAGTGGTAATGCAGGAAATGAAAACACCTTTAGACAAGGTGAGACACTAGAGGTAGTTAATGGTGTTAATACGCCACTATTAGTAGTTGGAACTGATGGAAGCGTTCTACCAACTACTGTTACAGTAACTGATACAGATACCAATATACAAACTGTACTTGCAAGTCCTGCTATGGGATTTGCTTCTGCTGTTAAAGTTGAAGAAGGTGTGTATTTTGTTAATGGATTCTTTGTAAGAAATGACGAAGAACTATTCATCATTGATCCATATTATAATGCACCATCTGCAAGTATTGGATTTAAGATTGAAGAAAAAATTGTAACACCAGAAGAAGACCCAACTTTATATGATAATGCAATCGGTTCTTCCAACTATTCTGCTCCTGGAGCACATAGACTCAACATTGAGTTAAAATTAGAAAAATATAATTTAGAAGAAACTACAGATAAGAACTTCATTAAAATTCTTACTGTAAAAAATGGTATTATTCAAAAACAAATTAAAGCAGTAGAATATTCTTTAATTGAAAATACCCTAGCAAAAAGAACATACGAAGAGTCTGGTGATTATGTTGTAGATCGTTTTGATACTGAAGCAAGAGAGTATTATCAAAAAGACGGTAACAATGGAATCTATGCAGAGGATGAAAATGGTCTTGTAAATGGACTAAGCATCCAAGATGCTTCACAAAAAATGATCGTCAGTGTCGGTCCTGGTAAAGCATATATCAAGGGATACGAAATTGTCAATAAAGAAACTAAAGATATTGTAGTCAACAAAGCAAGAGAAACTGTTGATGCTGAAAATATTACACTAAAGACTTCTGGTCTTCCAACATATCCTATTACTAATGTATATGGATCTGTACCTTTTAATGCAGATGGTTCTGACTTAACTGCATATCCAGATTTAGAACTGTATAGAAATTATAATGACGGTACTATCGGTCAGAACATTTCATTTATTGGATCTTCTACAAAAGATCCAAATAGAACTGGTGTAGAGACAAAATCTACTGTTGATAGAAGAGGAACTCTCTATACAGATAATCAAGCTATCAAAACTATTGTAATAGATATTACTAAGAGCAATCTTATTGATAAAATTAATACTAGCAATACATTATCATTTGATGATTGCTGCGATGCAAATGGAAATATCTATGTAGTATTCACTTATTCTGGTGGATCTCCAGAAACATTTAAATCATTTAAACTGATTGGTTTCTCTGTTAAGTATAGACCAGATATTCTTGGAGCAAAACGATATGCTGAACTAACAGTTCTTGGAAGTAAAGATGAAATTATTGGATTACTTAAAGAATATGACGAAGTTGACGGAGCACTTTATAGAAAAATTTTCTTAAGTACTGATACTTCTAATCCAAGTCTAGATCCAGATGAAGTTCTTGGATATGTTGTAGATTACAGTGAGCATGTAACCCCCCTTATTGGTGTTGCAAAACCATCCAACTTTACATTCAAAGAGAATGGATTTGGTTTCAATCCAGATACTGATACTGTAATCTCCAAAGGAAAACTGTCAGGAGGACAGTCTGCATATAATGCTATTTTTGGATTGGGATATTTTGGTCCCACATTCTACACTAAAATCGTCCTAGACGCTTCTATAGCGACTGGACAATTCTCCAAAGGCAAATATATATTTGGTGTAACTAGTGGTGCTTATGGAGTCATTGAAGGCGCTTCTGGGTCTTCTTTTACTACATCAAACGAGTTACTAATCACAACACTATCTGGTAAGTTTAAACCAGGAGAAGTAATTAGAGAAGAAGCAGATAGTTTAGGTGGAACTAATTCTGCAAGAATTGCAATCAACAATACGATTTCGCACTTTATTGTTAAGTTCAGAAGCACTGGTTATGCTGCTGGATCTGGTATTACCATTAATGGTGTAACATTTGATACATCTAAAGTAGATGTCAACATGAACATTGATGGTAAAGTGTATAACATTCTTATCAAGAATAGAGATGCATTCACTCAAACATATTCACAACCACCTAATGTATTAGTTGAAGTTGGTAGTTCTAATGTAACAGCAACTGCAAAGGTTGAAGCAGTCTTGTTTAGAAATACTGTCACGACATACACACCAGAAGATGTTAAATCTTTTGGTTGTGCTTTTGGTTCTGGTGGAAGTAACAAATTTACTGCCGACCTTGAGACAGCAAAGAGTCCATATGCAAAACTAACTCCTGTTACAGATTTCACATTTACGGGAACAGAAGGACTGAAATTCTTATCATGTAATGGATTCAATGGAGATACAACAGTCTTCCTCAAAGCAGGAGATTATGTACAATTTACTGGTGATGATGGTTTTACAGAAAAGGCAATGGTCCTTTATGCGACCAAACCAGAAGGAACTCTTAAATCCAGAATCTACCTAGACACTGCATTGCCATCTGATGTATCTAATGGTTCTGTTGTTAAAATTGGTGCCATTATTGAAAATGGAAGTAAAGGATCTTTAGTTTATCCAACAGGTGGTAGTCAAGTATCTTCAATCTCACAAGGTACTGATGATTCTAAAATTAGTTTCTTCTACAGAAAAGACTTCATTACAGAATCTTCTGGAAGTGGTGGAAACATTACATTTACTGCACAACTACCATTTGGTACACAAAGATTTGCTGAATTCTCAAAAGAAAATTTTGTAATGACAGTTCTTGATGCAGGAACTGCTACTAAGGTTTCTAAGGGTGATGTCATTTATCTGACAGAAAATGATATTGTTAAGTCTAGCACAACTGATGTTACTAGTGGATTGAATGCTGGTAGCGTACAAGTTTCTTTACCAAACGAATTTTTTGGAACATCTGCCGAACCATTCCCTAAACTTAAGTTAAGTGCAACTTTAGAATTAAGTAAAGCAAGACCTAGAATTAAAACATCTGTCAGAAATAAGAGAATCTTAATTAAATCTGTTGGCGATAGAGTTGTTCCAATAAGAGGAGAAGATTTTGATTCCGAGGATACTTCAGTAGCAACATATTCTGATATCTACAAACTTAAGTATGTTTTTGAAGGAACATCTTCTGCCCCTCCTGTTATCGATACTGCTGGTAATTTAGTTACTGGTATTGATGTAACTGAAAGATTTACATTTGATAATGGTCAGAGAGATACTTATTATGATGTTTCTAGAATTATCTTAAGACCAGGATTTGATGCTCCTGTTGGACAACTAGTGGTTGCCTTCGATTACTTTGAGCATTCACAAGGAGATTTCTGTACAGTTGATAGTTACCTTCATGAGGCAGGTGTAACATTAGATGAAATTCCATCCTTTAATTCTGCCGTTTATGGAATTGTATCTTTAAAGAATGTATTCGACTTTAGACCCAAAGTTGATTCTACATCAATTATCACTGGTTTCCAAGATCAATCATCCAGAGAAGTTATCACTAGAAGTTTTATTGGTAGTGGTGGTGTTGCTTCTGTTATACCTGCTCCAGATAAAAATATTGAATTCACATTTAAGTTTACTCAAACAGAATTCTTGAATAGAATTGATGGTGTTTACTTAAACAAAAAAGGTGAGTTTGTTCTCAAAGAAGGTAATTCTTCACAGAACCCAACCAAACCAGAACTTATTGATGATGCAATCCCACTATATTACTATTATATTCCAGCATTTACCACCAGTAGTAAAGATGTAAGAATTACTCCTGTTGATAACCGTCGTTACACAATGCGTGACATCGGTAAATTAGAGAAGCGTATTGAGCGTCTTGAATACTATACCACACTCAGTATATTAGAGCAGCAAGCTCTAAACATGCAGATTAAAGATTCCATTGGTTTAGACAGATTCAAGACTGGTTTTGTTGTAGACAATTTTGAAACTCATCGTATCGGTCAGATTTCTTCTGATGACTATAAGTGTTCTATTGACACCCAACAGTCTGTAATGAGAGCACCCAATAAGGAAGATTCTTTTGGGTTAGAAGAAATTAATAACACAGATGATCAAAGATTTGTTGATGGTTATGTGAGAACTGGTGATATTGTAACACTACCATATTCAGAACTAAAAGTTCTTGGAAATAGTTTTGCAACTAAGACAATCAATCCTAATCCATTTGTAGCTCTACAATATGTTGGTGATGGATCACTATCTCCTGAAATTGATTCATGGTATGACCAGACTGTAGAACCACTTATTGTTGATAACAACACTGGTTTGTATTCAATCTTTATTGCTAAAGATGACACGACAGAGACATTCTCTAGTATTTTTAATTCTTTTGCAATTAACTGGGTTGGTACATCTGGTACATTTGGAAGCATTACTTCACTTGGAACTACAAACACAGAACAATCTGGAGCACAAGTTACTGTAGCAGCAACTGCTAGCAGTTCTAATGTAAGTCCTGATAATAATGAAATTGGCAAAGGACTCACTAGTGACTCTGATGAGAAAAGTTCTGTTGCAACTTCACTGAAATTTTATGCAAGATCAACACCAGTCAAGTTTATTGTTAATAGACTGAAACCATTCACTAGAGTGTATCCTTTCTTAGATGGTATTGATATTTCTAGATGGGTCAATGCAGACTCTAGATATAGTGGAATTGCTGGCAACTCTTTAATTGGTTTCAATTCTCCTATTACAACTGATGAAAATGGAAATGCTAGTGGTTTAATATTAATTCCTGCTGGTTATCCACCAACAGAAAATGCAGCATGGACAAATGATGTGAAGACGGTTGCGTATGACTTTACAAAACCAATTGTAAGAGTTCCAACTGGTATTAAGACAATTAGATTTACATCAAGTTCATCGAATGCTGCTAAAGATACAGTAGATACATATACAGATTTTAAATTCTATGCTACTGGAAAACTACCACAAAATCCATCGAGCATCACATCCACATCACCTGCATTCTTTAAGGCAAATGAAGGTGTGCAAAAAATTGATAGTGTTACTGATGTAGAATTCAAACCAAATCCTCTTGCACAAACATTTAGTATTGATTCATTTGATGGTGGATTATTTGTAACCAGTGTTGATTTATATTTCAATGCGAAGAGTGATAATATTCCAATTAGAGCATACATCACAAATACAGAAGCAGAAAAACCTGCCAAGCATATTCTTCCAGGTGCTGCAGCAACTATCAACCCAGAAACAAAAATTCGTGTATTTGCAAACGGAACTACAACACTTACTATTGGAGAATCTATTGTAGGTGCAACATCTGCATGTAGTGGACCTTTACTGAAAGTATTAGATTCTACTAATATTGAGGTATCTTCTTCTGCAAATGGCAAAGTGATTCTGTCTAACGATCAGGTTTACACATTAGTTTTATCTAATCATAATGGTAGAGAATTTAGACAAAATGAAACATTGATTATTGAATCGGTAACTCTGTTTAATAACACATCCAATACACAACTTTCTTTAACTGTTGCTAAAGATTCAGGAACTGTTTCTAGTTTAAATGTTACTAGTACTGGTGGTGGTTATGAATCCGCCTTCTTAACATTCGAGAGTCCTCAACTTTCTGGAGGAAGTCAAGCAAGTGGATCTGTTAAGATCTCTGGAGGTAGAATTTATAATGCTGATGTAGCACTAGGAGGTTCTGGATATACTGCTCCTCCTGCAATTGTTGTTAAGGGAGTTGGACAAGCAGCATCAGGTGCTGTAATTACTGCAAATATTACAATTGATAATCCTGCAGTTAAGATGGGTATTGCTGTTGATACTGGTGAAGTAACTAATTCAACAACTCCAACTAAATTTAAATTTAAGAATCCAGTATATCTACAAAATGATGTAAGTTATGCATTAGTTGTTGAGACAGATTCCACTGAGTATAAACTCTGGGCATCAAGACTTGGTGAAACCGAAATCGTTACCAGTTCTCCTGTTACAACTCAACCGCTTTTGGGTTCTGTCTATAAAGCACAGAACACTGATAACTGGACAGAAGATCTATTTGAAGATCTTAAGTTCAATTTATATCGTGCAGAATTTGATACTACTAAATTTGCAAGTCTAAAAGTATCAAATAAATCATTAGCATTAGAAAAACTTCAATTAAATCCAATAGAAACAAGTGGAGTTTCTGATCAAAATGCAACAGCGGAACTATTCAAACTCAACAATAAGTATGTAAAAATTTACCACAAAAACCATGGTTTTGAAGATAGTGGAAAGTCTTATGTTTTCTTCAGTGGAGCAGACGGTGTTGGAGGAGTTTCTAATACTCAATTAAATACAACACTATTCCAAATTAAAAACTCTGGTGTTGATACTTATAATATTATAAATGAAACAACAGCTGCTTCTAGCACCAAAGGTGGTGGTAGTTTAGTTCTTGCTTCACACAATAGAAAGTTTGAAAGATTATACCCAAGAGTAAATTATCTATCATTCAGTAAAACTACTATTGAGTCTACAGTAAAAACAACAAATATTATTCCTGTTGATTCTAACACCAATGTATATACATCGTATTCACAAACTGGTTATGAAAAAACTTTCCTGAATGAAATTCAGTATTTTACAAATCAAAAAATTATTGCATCTGGTATCAACCAAGTAATGAATAATTTAAATAATTCTCTAGAATATAAGATTGATTTTAAATCTGATGTTTCTTACTTATCACCTGCATTTGACCTTTCTTCTGCTTCTGTAATTACTTCTTCAAATAGAATTGAAAAAGGTGATGGAGATGAAGCAAGATACGGAAGAAGGGACCAGGTACTTAAACTTAAAGAAGTTTATGAATTTTCAACAGGATCTTTAGTGGGAGGTAGTATTGATATTGGTGATTCTATCGAGGGATCTAACTCTAAAGCAAAAGGTATCGTTGTTAATACAAAAACTGTAAGCGGTAGTCCAGTTATTACTGCTAGAATTTCTACTGTAAATCCTTTTGTTAAAGGAGATACATTAGCAATTTCTGGAGAATCAATTACTCCATCAATTATTACAGATCCAATTAAAATCCAATTTGGCGGAACTGCTGGTCCAAAAATTATTGCTAATGGTGCATCCATCAAAGCTAGAAATGTTGGTTTAACTAGTACATTTGATGCCAAGATTGAAGGTAAAGTTACATTCTTTGATATTAAAAATCAAATTATTACAGTTAAGAATGATAAGAAACCTTTTGGTTCAACAACATTTACTCAAAATATTTCAGAAGCATCACTTACAGAACCACAGGTTGCAAGATCTGGTTCTGGTGTAGAGGACATTTTCCGTGTTGGAGACATCATTCAATACACAGGACAAGATGAGGATGAAAAACCATATTGGGAAGTTAAAGAATTAACTTATACGGATGGTATTGATTATTCACCAGAAAATAATTTCTCGAATAGTTCTTCTATTGCAAAATATGTAACGAAAGAAATTTCTATTGGTAATCCTGGAACATCTATTAATGTTAAATTGACAGCAAACATTAAAGATGTAGATGATATTCAAGTTTTATTCAGATATAAAGAATCTTCTAGTCAAGAATCTTTCGATATTATTGAATATCAATTCTTTAATGAAAATGGATCTCCAGACTTCCCCTCAATTGCAACATCTACAAATACTATATCCAGTGTTGTTGAGAAGCAAGAATCTTATCAAGAATTAGAATATAGTATAGCAGATTTACCAGAATTTTCTTCTTTTGGAATTAAAATTGTTATGAAATCTGACAACCCCTCATATGTTCCAAAAATTCAAGATATGAGAGCTGTTGCTTCTTATTAATTTCCGCGTATGAGTTATATTAAAGTTAAGGGACATGACGGTCTTGTAAGAGACGAAAACACAGGTGCCATCATTATTAATGACAATTCTGCCATTGAAGGTAGAAGGAAATCAAAACAGTTGAGTTCCGCGTTAGACGACATAAATACATTGAAGGATGAAGTATCTGAAATTAAGTCCCTTCTGCACGAGTTAATAAAAAATGCCAGCAATTCAAGTAGCTAGAACCGATACCTTTGAACAACAAAGGTTAAAAATTAATGAACTTGGTTCAAATTTGTTCAATGTTACTTCTGGTGGAAGTGATCTTGCCACAGGTAATTTAAAAATTGGTGACGGATCTATCAATGCTCCTTCACTAGCATTTGATAATGACCAAACTTTAGGTCTCTACAGACCTCAAACTGGTGTCATTGCTTATGTTTCACAATCAAAACTACTATACGAGTTATCTGATAGTGGATTTTTAAGTTTTAGAAATTTTGTTTTCCGAAAAACGGAAATTAATGATAGTGGTATTGCTATCGCAACTACAGGGCAAAACTATGACCCTGGAACATACAACGAAATTTCTGTTATTGGTGGTACAGGAACTAGCGCAACTTTAAATATTACAGTTGGAGATTTTACAGGAACAGAAGTTTCTGGTACAAACTACACACCAGGAACATATTTCAGTCTTCCTATTGTTGGAGGAAACACTGCTACTAGAAGTTTTGTTGATTTCACAGTAGATAATATTGTAGTTAATATTGTTGGTGGATCTGGTTATACAGATGGAACATATAATGGAGTTGCGGTAACAAATGTTTCTTCAAGTGGATCTAGTGCAACTGCTGACATTATTGTTAGTGGTGGTATTGCATATTCAGGAACCATTTCAGGTGGTTCTGGATACACAGATGGAAATTACACACAAGGATTAAGAAACCAAGCAACACAAACATTCATAGTCACTGTTAGTGGCGGACCTGGATCATATGCATTTGTTATTGATAGTGTAACACAACCAGCACTTGCCCTTGAAGCAGCAAATACTTATAGATTTGATGTATCAGATGCTTCAAACTCTGGTCACAATTTATTCTTACAAGGTGCTGGTCAAGTTGGAACTCCTCCTGCAGGATTAACTTTAACTAATGTAGGTACTTCTGGTACACAAGGAGCATATGTTGATGTAATTGTAGAGAATGGTTATTCATTAACTTCTGCATCGTACAACTGCCTTGCTCACACTGGTGCTCAGATGGGTGCTGATATCACTTTCACTACAGGAACTCCTGGGGTGTATGGAAGTGGTGCAGTAGCAGATATTGTAATTAGTGGTGGAGCACTAACAGCACTTACTTTTGTTTCTCAGGGAACTGATTATAAAGCAACTGATGTTTTAGAAATTCCACCATTCACAGTTGGTGCTGGAACTGGTGCTGAATATCTAATTAATGGAGTTACACCAAATGGTTCAATTACTAGTGTAACATTTACTGACTCTGGTCAAGATTATTTACTTAATGACACACTGTCAGTTAACGCCGCAGATGTTGGTGGTACAGGTGCTGGAGCAGAATTTACAATTACAACTAATCCTGGAAAGGTAAGTAATTTTGTATTTACAGCAGCTGCCACTGATTACCTAGCAAATGATGTTCTTACACTGGCAACAGAGCAAACTGGTGTTGCTGCTACTCTTGTAGGAGAAGACAGTGGTAATACAGTACCAGAACTTAGTTTCACTATTGCAGATGTAACAAACATTATTCCTGGTTCTGTAATAACAGTTACTTCTGGATCTGGAGCACTTGGTGTAGGAACTACATTAGTACAAGGTATTGATTACGATACTAATGTAGTAACTATCGATAATAATCCAGCAACATCTGGAGCAGTAGTATTAACATTCACACCTCCATATGGCAATCCGTCTACGCCATTTACATACACAGTTGATAGTGTTGGACCTATTGACTCAGTAACCATTAGTAATGGAGGTGTTGGTTATTTTAATGGAGATATTTTAAGTGTATCGGGTACAGATTTAGTTCAACCAATTGTGTATCCAGTTACTGCGATTGGATTACAAGAGTTAACATTTGCCAGTAATTCAGTTACTACAGGAACATTTACAACTTCACAAACCATCAAATTAAGAGATGGTACTCCAACAGCGACTACTACTAGTAGTTCAACTCAATTAACTGCTAACTCTGTTGGACCATTAGCAGCAACATTAACCACTACTGTATCACAGATTACACTTTCTAGTACTGCTGGTATTTCTGCTGGGTATATTGTAACTGCTACAGGAACTGGGCAGTTAGGAGCAAATATAACTGTATCTAGTGTTGATAGTGGCACACAATTAACTATATCTTCAAACCCAATTGCATCAGGTGCTGCAGATCTTACATTTACAGAAGATCTAACTCAAACATACACTGGTCTAGCAACCATAACCAACAGTGGAAGTGGTAATTCAGAAACGGTAACAGTCAGCAGAGATGCTCTTGGTAATGTTTCCAATGCCTTCCCAGATCAAGTTGGATTCTTTTATGCAATTGGAGAAACTCTAACTATTGCTGGAAACTTAGTTGGTGGTGCAACACCAGCAGATGACATTACATTAACAATTGATAGTGTTACAGATATTACAGCAACTCAAGTTAGAGAAGTCAATGAGAGTGCTGGATTTATTACTTCTATTGTTGTTGATGAAGGAAATTATTTTGATAATGGCATATTTGTTATTTCAGGATCTACATCTCCACAATATACTTCATTAACTGCTTCTGCTACGGGTGGAAGATTTGGTTATTTGATTGATGTCGGTGCTGGTCAAGTATTTAACCCAGACATATCACTTTTTGTTGGCAACACTTACAAGTTTGATGTATCAGATGCTTCCATGTCTGGACATAGTTTCAGATTCTCGGAATTTCCAGGTGGTATTCATGGAAATGGATTTATTGACAATGTATCATCTACACTAGTTGCAGGTAGTACATCAGTAACGGTTTCAGATAGTACTGGTATTGTACCAGGAATGCTAGTTACATTAGATAGTGGTAGTGCTACATTACAAGCAGACACCAAAGTTGCTTCTGTCGTTGACGCTACAACAATTACATTTGACAAAGCACCAACAATTGGTGGTTCTGTTGTTATTGACTTTAGAGGATATGCTTTTGAAGAAGGTGTATCAGAAAGTCCTGGAGAAATATCAATAAAGATTCTTTCTACAACACCAACATTATATTATTATTCTAATAATTCAGATCCTGCATATGCAAGTGCTAGTGGTTCTCCTGGAAACGAAGCTTCAATAGCAATAGATCCAAATAATCCAAAAACATTTGGATCTGGATTTGCACTTGATGTTATTGCTGTAGGTTCTATTGACATCATTAAAGCAGATATTACAAATGGACAATTAACTACCAATAGTGTTAATGCAGTTACTGGTCAATATACTGATATTACTGCTAGCAGTAATGTAAATGCCTCAGTAGTTAACACAACTAATGTAAATGCAACTGTGTTTGGAACTGGTACTGGTCTTACTATTTCTGGTGGTGCTATTGCAATTAATGGTCCTGATATTAATATTGGATCTTCAATGAGTGTTGAAAATAGCACTGGAAATATCACAACTTCTGGTGTTATTAAATCTACACAGGAATTTAATTCCAACACAAAATTAACAATTGTAGATGCAACAATTGCCACTTTAGGAAGTGAAGATCTTTTACTGCAACCTGCTGCAAACCGTGTTGCTAAAACTTTAGGTGATACTGCTTTTGTAATTCCCTCTGGAAATACTGCTACAAGACCTGCATCACCAATCGCACAAGACGGTGCAATTAGATTTAACACACAAACAAATCAATATGAAGGATATAGTGCATCATCTTCTTCGTGGTCTTCCCTAGGTGGGGTTCGTGACTTAGATGGCAACACATATATCCTAGCAGAAGCATCTATTGGTGCAAATGATAACACATTATATTTTTACAATGATGGTGTTAATACAGCAAAAGTAACTCCATCATACTTAGACTTTTTTAGTGTTAAGAAAATTCGTTCTAGTAATACACTTGCTCCTCTTTATGTTGAGTGGTCTGCCAATACTGTTGTAGCAGAAGGAGATTATTTAAAGCATAAGCAAAATGTTTATGAAGTTGCGGTTGGTGGTGCGGGTACTACAGCATCCACTGGAAATCAACCAACACATACTACAGGAACATCAGCAAATGGTACTACTCAGTTAACTTGGGTTGCTTCATCTATTGATTCATTAACTTTTGAAGAGATTACAGAAGTTAAAATTGGACCTACTGATAGTACATCATTAGTAGTCAATCAAAAGTTAAGGTTCTCTGAGAATACAATTTCGACAGATACCGATGATCTAATTCTACAACCAAATTCTGGTCAGAAAACAGTAATTAGTTCTACTAGTTCACTTGTACTACCTGTTGGTGATGTTAACCAGAAAGGAGCAGCAGTTCAAGGTTCTGTTCGATTTAATACTACTGATAGTCAGTTTGAAGGTTATGACGGAGCACAATGGGGTTCCCTTGGAGGAGTAAAAGACTCTGACCAAGATACTTTAATCAAAGCAGAAACTGCTCCTGGTTCAGATGAGGATACATTATTCTTCTTCAATGCAAATACAGAAACAGTAAGATTGTCAGTCAATGGACTTGAGTTTACGGGCATCGATACAATTAATGTTTCTGCTGCAGGTGTTCCTGGGGCAGAGACTTTAGCAATTAATGCTGATACCATCACTCTAGATAATAATGCGACTACAATTGATAATACAGATTCCAATGTATCTTTTATCTTTACATCAAAGCAATTTTTAGATCTTGGTGTTTCTTCTGGTCTCAACAACGATCCTGTTATTAGACTAGATGATCAAGGAGATGTATTCTTGAATACTGGGTTTGGAACGGGTGTTTATAATGGAGTTAAAATTTTTGATGGAGACCTGAAAGAATTTGAACTTTCTGATTATAAAATTGTTACTGGTGATATTACCTTTACAAAAGGTACAGTAGATCAAGGAGCAATTATTCTTTATGATCCATCTATTGCTATTGGATGCAAAGTAACTGTTGCAGCATTAAATACTACAACAGGTGATAAAGAACTTGTTGAGTATACTGTTATTGATAATGGGACTGATATTTCGTTTACTGATTTTGGTAATGTCAAAACTGGAGCAGAACAATTCTCCTCCACATTTGATTTTAACGCCTCAAATAATATCAGATTAAACTTGACTGCAGATAGTGGATTAACTACTGGAGATAATATTATTATCAGCACAACCGTAAACATCTATAAGAGATAAAAATGGCATCAGTTAATAAAAATTTTGATTCTGTTGGTGGATTTTCGGTATCAGATAAAACTCTGATTAACGAACTGTATGATGTAAAGAATGCTAATTCTTTAGAAATTAAAAATAGTTTCTATGGAGATAGTAAAACATCCAATTATATTCTAAGAGGTCTCAACACCACCATTTTAGAATTGGATAATGTAGGAACTCAAATTCCAATAGAAGATAGTACAGTAAGTTTTATTACTGGACACATTCTTGCGGTTAATCCCGCAGGATCTGTGTATAGTGCAAAAATAGAAAGCGCATTATATTGCAATGGTGTTGGAGCAACTACAGTGTTGTCCTCCATGCTTACTATTATTAAAGATGATATTCCAACAGGAGAAACCTGGGATATCGCACCTTTTGGTGGCACAAATCAGTTCAGTTATACTACTACTAGAGCAGGTACTGTAGAGAATATTAAATGGGCAGCATCCACTCAAGTTGTTAGTATTGAATGGGCTTGATGCTAAATAATAATTAGGAAAAAAGACAAACGGATACGACAGCACCATGAGTTTTCATATTAATTCCGACAAAGA